CTCCCGCCCCAGCCCTCTCCGACTACCCGACCCTGAAACGAGGACCCTGTGCCTGAATCCGTGTTCGCGAAATGGAAGCCCACCGCCTACCCCTACACCTTCGACGGAGAACTGACCGTCGGCGCCGTCTGCGGCGGAATCCCCTCCGACCCTAAGAAAGCTGAGGGATGGCTCCGCACGAAACTCGCCGGCACCGACGACCTCATCCGCCAAGCCGTCGCCGAAGTCATGGTCGAACGGGACATCGACGCCGACGCCGCCGCTGAGATCGTGTCCACCCGGAAACACTTGAACGGGTTCAAGCGCGACGAGACCACCGGTGTCCTCTACATCGAAGGCCGGCAGTTGAAAGCCGGGATCAAGGAGGCCGCGAACGTCCGGTGGCCCAAGGAGCGGTGGGGGCCGTCCCGGAAAGGCACCATGTCCTACATCGCGGAACACTTCTTCATCCAAGAGGACCGACTGCCGTTAGGTGTCACCGAACCGTCCGGTGTGAACCAACGGTTCGTCCACACCTGGAAAGGGTCCGGCATCCAGTACGAGGAGTACGTCGCCGACGCCAAGATCCGGTTCACGTTGGCCACGGACGTCAAGTTCACGCCCGAACAATGGGCGCTGCTCTGGCTGACCGGGGAACAGCAGGGCATCGGCGCGACCCGGTCCATGGGCTACGGCCGGTACACCGTCACCCGATGGGAGCAGACCAAGTGACCGACCAGAAGCTGATGCGGGTATCGATCCTCCGCGAACGGACAACCACCCAATGGGTCACCGTCGCTGTCGTCCGAACCCTGGTGGGCTTCGTAGAGGTGTGGGCGCTGATGCTCCTCATCGGAGCTGCTCATCACGAGATCAGTGCTGCGGTCCCAGCGCTCGGATACTGGCAGGTGTGGATCGTGTATCTGATCGCTGGGATCATCCTGCCGACCACCGGGATCAGGTTCGTGGATCTGGCCCGATGACCGCCACGACGACCCAACCGGTGAAGCAGGCCGGGGGTGCACCCAAGGAAGCCCCCGGCTGCTCCAGCCGCCTCGCCATCGCCGCCGCCGTAGCCGCCGCCGTCATCACCTGGTGGCGGTGGTGACGGAGATCATCGCACTCCACGGTGCCGGGACGACCTGGGCAGACTTCCCTACGACTGGGCAGGTATCCGTTGACCCTCATCATCGAGGCCACCGCGTGGCGGAACAGGCCCGGCCCACGCTGTCTCGGGTGCCTCGGCCCCATGCCCCCCGATCTCGCCGAACTCGAAGGGTGGACGTATCACCCGGCCTGCGACCCCCGATACGCGACACTCCTGGCCCCACAGTGAACGGCGGGTACGCGGAGTTCCTCGCTTCCAAACTCCAGACCACACGAATCGACACCGGTGACCCCGGATGGATGCCCGAGTGGCTGTTCGGCTTCCAACGGGAACTCGTCGAATGGGCGATACACCGAGGCCGCGCGGGGATCTTCGCCGACTGCGGGCTCGGCAAGAGCCCGATGCAACTCGCGTGGGCGGAGAACATGCGCCGCCGCACCGGGAAGCCAACCTTGATCGTCACACCACTGGCTGTGTCGTTCCAGACCGAACGGGAAGCCGCGAAGTTCGGCCTCGACGCCGGAACGTCCCGCGACGGGACCATCCCCGCCGGGATCACCATCACCAACTATGAGCGACTCGAACGCTTCGACACGAATCGGTTCGGGGCCGTCGTCTGCGACGAGTCCTCGGCGATCAAGGCGTTCGACGGATCCCGCCGCGCCCTGGTCACCGAGTTCATGCGAACCCAACAGAACCGGCTCCTATGCACCGCCACCGCCGCGCCGAACGACTACATCGAACTCGGCACATCCTCCGAGGCCCTCGGCGAGATGGGACACATGGACATGCTCGGCCGGTTCTTCGTCAACGATCAGCGGACGTCCGCCACGAACCGGTACCGCGGCCAGCTCGCACAGTGGCGGTTCAAGGGCCACGCCGAAGAGGCATTCTGGCGGTGGGTCGCATCCTGGGCCAGAGCCGCGCGGAAACCGTCCGACCTCGGCTACCCCGATGATGGGTTCGTGCTGCCCTCGCTGGAGCACCGCCAGCACGTCGTCACCGCAGAGAAGGCCGCCGAGGGCACCCTGTTCGACGTCCCCGCGTCCGGGCTCCACGAGGAGCGGGAAGAGCAGCGCCGCACCCTCACCGAACGGTGCGAAGTCGCCGCGCACCTACTCGCCGACGTCGACTCCGCGGTCGCCTGGTGCCACCTGAACGACGAAGGTCGACTACTCACGCAACTCATCCCCGGCGCGGTGGAGGTCGCGGGCTCCGACTCACCGGACGAGAAGGAGGAAAAGCTCATCGCATTCAGCACCGGTCAGGTCCGGGTCCTGGTCACCAAGCCGAAGATCGCCGGCTGGGGACTGAACTGGCAGCACTGCAACCGGATGACGTTCTTCCCCAGCCACAGCTACGAGCAGTACTACCAGGCTGTCCGCCGCTGTTGGCGATTCGGCCAGACCAGGCCAGTCCTCGTGGACGTCGTGACCACAGAGGGAGGCCGGAACGCCCTCGCCAATCTGGAACGGAAATCCGCCCAAGCGGACCGCATGTTCGCTGCGCTCGTCGCCCACATGCACGACGCCCAACGCATCCGCGCCGACGTCGACTACGACCAGAAAGTGAGCCTCCCCGGATGGGCATGATCCTCGACTCCCGGATCACCGACCGGTGGGCCCTGTACAACGGCGACGCCATGGAGGTCTTGCCCGACATCCCAGATGAGTCGGTGCACGCGGTGGTCTACTCCCCGCCGTTCGCGTATGGCGACGAGGGATTGGGGGGGGCCGGGCTATACAAGTACTCATCATCGCCGCGTGACCTGTCCAATGCGGGCGGCCTGTCCGGGTTCCTGGAGGGCTACGGGTACTTCGTCGAAGAGTTGCACCGGGTCACCATGCCTGGGCGACTCCACGCCGTGCACTGCATGGACACCCCGATGGGCAACTCCGGTGGAGACGCCCTCCACGACTTCCCCGGCGACCTGATCCGACTCCACCAGAAGATCGGATTCGACTACATCGCCCGGCACGCCATCTGGAAGGAACCTCTCGCCGTCCGCAACCGGACCATGGTCAAGGACCTGACGCACAAGACGATCGTGGACGACGCCCGCCACGCTGGGGTTGCAGGCGCCGACTACCTCCTGATCTTCCGCAAGAGTGGTGAGGGTGTGCCTGTCGAGCACCCGAACGGATTCACCGCTTACCACGGGGCGGCGTCCCCACCTCCGGACGTCCTCAAGTACCGGGGCTGGGACGGGAACCAGATCGAGAACCGGTACTCGCAGTGGGTGTGGCGCCAGTACGCGTCGTCCGTGTGGGACGACATCCGGGGGAACCTCGGCCAGTGGGACAAGCGGGACGTGATGGCCGTCCTGCCGTACCGGGAGGCCCGGGACGAGGAAGATGAGAAGCACGTGCACCCCCTTCAGTTGGACGTGGCCCGCCGGTTCGTCGACATGCGCACCAATCCGGGGGAGACGGTCCTGACGCCGTTCGCTGGGGTCGGATCCGAGGTGTACGCCGCTGTAGAGCTGGGCCGCCGCGGTATCGGCATCGAACTGAAGCCGTCCTACTACCGGCAGGCGATCAAGAACCTTGAGGCCGTGGAACTCGACACGGATGAGGCCCCGTCCCTGTTCGACGCGTCATGACCAGCACCCCGATCCGCCGTGGCCATATCTACGCGGCCATCGACGATGAGCGGATCCGGCAAGCCGTGAAGTGGGCCGGGCCTCACGCGCACGGCGAAGGTGACTGCTCCAGCCCCGATGTCACTCTGATGGTCAAGGTCGCCGTTCTCGCCGAGGAGTGCGGGGAAGTCGCTCGCGCTGCCCTCGATCACGGGTACAGCCGTCAGCTCCGCACCGAACTGGTGCAGGTCGCGGCCGTCGCCGTCGCCATCATCGAAGGGATGGACTTCACGTCGTGACCGGACCCGACGCCATGGAATGGCAGACATCGGACGCTCAGACGACCTGCGACGTCTGCCATCAACGGATACCCATCCTCGGGACCTGCTGGATGGAGCCAACCGGTGAGCGGATCATCTGCAACGACTGCTGGAAGCTGGCCCGGTGACACCGCAGCGGATCCAACGACGCCGCACCAAGGGATGGCGACTCCCACCCGGCGCGGTCTACGTCGGACGCCCCACCGTCTGGGGCAACCCATTCCCCGTCGGCGCCCGAGTCGCCGAAACCGAACACTCGGTGTGGATGTCAGACCAGCCATTGGGGTTCTACCGCAGCGTGTTCTACCGCAGCGTGTCCTCAGGGTCCGGTTGCACCATCCACACCGTCACCGACCGCGCCGAAGCCGTCCGCCTCTACGAGAAGTGGCTCCGCTACGAAGACGACTACTTCACCCCCCGGAAGCTGGCGACCCTCCGCGGCCACGACCTGGTCTGCTGGTGCCCCCTGGACCAGCCGTGTCACGCTGACGTCCTCCTACGCCTCGCCAATCCCCCCGGTAGTTGACGGCGCAACCTACGTCAGGTACATAGGACACATCCCTTAGGGATCACCATGCCCACGTACCCCCTGACCACCCTCCGGTCAGGGGGTACGCCCATCACCGGGGGTGGCCATGTTCGGCGCCAACAAGGCCGGCACCGCAGCACGCGGCTACGGCACAGCCCACCAGAAACTCCGGGCCCAGCTCCTCCCTCACGCCTACGGCCAACCCTGCACCCGCTGCGGCGGGCCCATGCACCCCGGCCAAGCCCTCCACCTCGACCACACCGACGACCGCGACGGATACGCAGGCTTCGCCCACGCCGCATGCAACCGGAAAGCCGGAGCACGCAAAGGGCAACGCAGGCAACGCGCACAGATCGCAGCAACAATGCGACCTAAACTCGACAACACCCGCGAATGGTGATCATCTTTTGTGATCACCACCCCG